TCTGAAACCAGTGCAACAAGTTCCTTTAAGGGTTTAGGAATAGCTTATCTGTACGTCAGGTATGAATATGACCAAGATATATTCCCGAATGGTCTACCTACTATTACGGCTGTTGTGCAAGGTAAGAAGGTTTACGATCCCAGAACGGCATCTACCGGCTACAGCAGCAATGCTGCACTTTGCATCCGTGACTTCCTGACTTCTTCGTATGGACTGACTGACAGTGCTATAGATGATGTGAGCTTTTCCGCTGCTGCCAATGAGTGTGATGAAAATGTTACTTTAGATGGCGGCGGCACAGAGAAACGCTACGCCCTCAATGGCATAGTGCAAGCAAACAGATCTGTCGGTGACGTATTAGGTGATATGGTTACAGCTTGCGCTGGTACGTTATTTTGGGGTTCTGGATACTGGAAGCTAAAAGCTGGTGCTTACTCATCACCAGTTAAAACATTAACACTAGATGACCTAAGAAGCCCGATTAGCTTAGATACTCGTATTACCATGCGAGATAACTTTAACACTGTCAGAGGCACATTTATAGACGCTTCACAGGGCTGGATTAGCGCTGACTACCCAGAGGTCACAGGCGCTGCGTTTGTCACGGAGGACAACGGGGAACAAGCGTTGCTTGACCTTCAGTTGCCATTTACGACAAGTTCTGCAACGGCACAAAGGCTTGCCAAGCTGACGTTGTATAGAGGTCGTGAGCAGATGACCTTTAGCGCTGACTTTGGCTTAGAGGCACTTGAGGTTGAGGTTGGGGATATTATTGGCATTACCAACGCTCGATATGGATTTAACGCAAAAGAGTTTGAGGTTGTCGGCTGGAAGTTTTCCTCTGACCAAGATGCTGGTGATCTAAGAGTTAATCTTACGCTGAGAGAAACATCTGCTGCTGCATTTAATTGGAACGCTGAAGAAACAGATATTATCAGCAATAATACAACCTTGCCTAACATTACCGCTGGAACAGCTATTACTAACCTCACGCTATCAGACGGCGGTTCTGAGGTGCAGGGTGATGGCAGTGTTGTGAATAGTTTAATTGCAAGTTGGACTGCTCCTGCAAATGCTTTTGTTAGTTATTATGAAATAGAATGGGGCCAAACAAGCAGCGCTAACAGAACAACCTTCACTAGCTCAGAGCCATCTGCATTGCTGTCGCCGGTTATTGATGGGGTGAGCTATACAGCAAGGGTTAGAAGTGTATCGGTCACAGGATTTAGAGGTGCTTATTCCTCTGCTACGGCTACCTCTGGCGGGGATGTAACTGCTCCAAATGCTCCGACATCTCTATCAGCTAATGGCGGCTACAAATACATTACTGTTTCTTGGACTAATCCAGCTAACGCAGATCTGAATTATGTAGAGATTTATGAGAATGACACCAACACAACGGCAGGGGCAACTGTTGTCGGAACGTCATCAGGTAGCTACTTCGTTAGAACAAACTTAGGTTTGAACGTTACAAAGTATTACTTTCTAAAGGCTGTTGATTTTAGTGGAAACAAGTCTGGATTTACATCAGGGGCTTCAGCTACAACAGATTACATAGATAACGCAGACTTTGAGAATGGCGTCAGGCAGCTATTTATTGACCAAAACCTAGATATTATTGAACCTGTTTCGTCTTTACCAGCCTCTGGTGACTTCGCAGGACAACAAGTATTCTTAACCACTAATGGCAAGCTGTATAGATGGACTGGCAGTTCGTGGGTATTAGTTCTTGCCGCTGCTGATGGTAGTGACATAACAGACAATACGATTACAGGGAATAAAGTTATTGCGAATACGATCACTGGTGGCTTACTTGCAACATCAGGGATTATAACTAGCGCTGCTCAAATGAACAATGCGGTTATTGAAACTGCAACAATCAAAGACCTAGCAGTTGAGAGGATTAAGATCGGCAATAACGCAGTGTCAAATAGGGCAACCGCCACAATAGTTAATCAAGCCATAACAGGTAACTACAACACTTCCAGCCCTACAACACTGCTTTCTACAAGTAATTTTGCAGCCGTAGCTGGGCTTATAAACTTAACTAACGTCAATGTTATATTTAGGCCAAGCCAGTCACAACTTATAGCGAATGGCACTGACAGTAGATATGGCGTTTTAGTTCACGTTATCGTTGGCACTAGCACTATAGAGCAAGCTCAGACTTTTGTTAAAAGAAGTAACACAAGTGGTTTAAACGTAACCTATAACTTATTCACACTTTACCAAAATATAGGGTCAGAAAGTATATCTTTAGTTTGCCCGTGGGTCGTATATTCAAGCGGAAACTATAACATACAAGTAAAGATTAACTGTGGTTATTTTACAAACACTGGCGCTTGGGGTTCTCAAACAATATCTGGAAGGTTCGATGGTGCACTTGAAACGGACTATTTGGCAAAATGATGTATAGATATGCAAGATTTAGCGATGAAGGTTTCTTTAGGGGAACTACAACATCTTCATCACCTGTGGCTTCATCAGATTTCAATTTGATTGAAACAGACATACCCGACATTGATTTACTATCAGCGAGGCTTGTTGACGGAGAGATTATAAAAGATGTTGGCCTTGAAGAAATTGACAACTCTTTATCTGCTGAAGCTGTGGAAATATTAGCTAGAGAAACAAGAGACTTATTATTGCAGCAATCAGATTGGACGCAAGTTCCTGATGCCCCCGTAGATGTGGCTGTATGGGCTACCTATAGGCAGTCTTTAAGGGATTTACCATCACAGCAAGGCTTCCCAGATAACATTATTTGGCCTGATAAACCAGAATAAAGGAAAATAAAGTGGCATACAAACTAGGAACACGTAGCTTACAGAACTTGTCAGGAGTACACCCTGATATGCAAGCTGTAGTTAAGAAAGCAATAGAGATCACTGAGGTAGACTTTACAGTTATCGAAGGTATACGTCATATTGATCGTCAGAGACAGTTACTCAAAGAGGGTAAGTCAACTACACTAAACTCAAGACACATCACAGGTCATGCTGTAGACATGGTTCCTTGGCCTGTAGATTGGGAAGACTTAGATAGGTTTGAAACTATGGCTGAAGCCATGAAGGATGCAGCAGAAGAGCTTGACATTTCCATCGTATGGGGTGGTGACTGGAAGAGCTTCTATGATGCACCTCATTTTGAACTTGATCGTAAAGTCTACCCAGCATGAGTAGAGAAGAAGATAATTGGCACCTCTCTAGGAGTGTACCTATAACCCTTATCTTTGGTCTTATAGCTCAAGCAGCAGCTATTGTGTGGACTGTCTCTATGATGATGTCAGACATTGAACGTAATGGTGAAGAGATCATGCGTATGCAATCCAGACTAGCTAGTGTAGAAGACGCTACACAAAGGCAAGCAATATCTATGGCCCGCATAGACGAGAACATTAAAGCAATCCGACAATCAGTAGAGAAAATGGCTAATGATAAGTAAGGATTGTTATGGTAGACCCATTCACCGCTCTAGCTGCGGTCAAGACTGCTGTCAGTGCAGGTAAAGAGCTTGTCTCAGTTACTAAACAAATTGGTGAGTTCTTTGATGGTGTCGATGAACTAAGGAACAACCACAATAAGAAGAAGAACAGTCTCTTCTCAGGTGATGATGAGAACAGTATGGAGACTTTCGTTAAGCTACAGAAGGCTAAGGACGCTGAAGAAGAACTCAGAGCCATTGTGATAGCTACTAGAGGTTACTCCGCTTGGGGTGAACTACAGGAAATCAGAGCTAGAACACGTAGAGAACGTAAAGAGAAAGAAGCTGCTGATAAACTCCGTAAGCAAGAGCTAGTAGAGAAGGTAGTTGTTATTGGGGGTACTCTGACTGTGTTGTCTATTATAACTGGGATAGCTGTACTTCTAATAATGTCATCAAAGGGGATGTTATAATGTTAGAAGCTATAGGCACTGCACCATTTCAAATGGCAATGAACCCACCTGAGAACCAAGATAAGACACCTAAAGTAATAGAGCAATCTACAAGGAAGCCTGTAACATTTAAGGTAGAGCCTGTTAATTACATCAATCAAGGTAAACCTATACAGACTAAACCTGTAGGAACATTAGTAAACTTCGAGGTCTGATATGGAAAGAATACTAGCTTGGAAACTTATGCCAAGACTTATGATGCTCGTTATGACTATTATGTATATACGTGTAATAGAGTGGGGAATTAGTTTGGATGACTTAAGTACCCAACAGAGTGCTATGATTAGTGTCGTAAGTGGTGCTATGACTGGTACGATAGCCGTTTGGCTAGGGAGTGAAAAGAAATGATAGGACAAATATTAGGTAGCATAGTTGGTCTAGCTACAAGTGTAATCGACAGTAAGACACAGATCAAACTAACTGAGGCTGAAATTAAGAAGAAGCAGCTTACAGGTGAGATTGACTGGGATCTAGCTGCTATACAAGCTACACAAAACTCATGGAAAGATGAGTGGATAACCCTACTTTTCAGTATTCCCCTGATACTAGCGTTTTGTGGTGATTGGGGTAATGCTATAGTACAAGCTGGGTTTGCAGCACTTGAGACTATGCCAACATGGTATCAGTATTCCCTTGGTGGGATCGTATCGGCATCCATAGGAATTAGGTCAGTGTCTAAATTCTTCGGTAAATAATAACAACAAAAAGACTACCCCAGACAAACTTAAGCCCCTGTATCCTTAGTTGGACGCAGGGGCTTTTTCTATTGTATCATTGCTTTAAAGGTGCTGGTTAAAGACTTTAGTAGGTTACTCAGTGTAAAGTAAGCATAGTCTACTTCTTGTTGTAGTTTATGTACCTTCCAGACCAAGTAGAGTGTAATACCTAAGTGTACTAAATCTACTGACTGATTTAAGCTTATCATTTCTTACTCTCCACCTCTATGAGCTTAGATAAGTACCAGTTAGCCTTCTTAAGGTCTTCTAAGCCATTCTTGTAGCGCCACCTATGAAGGTACTTAGCTATATTCCCTCGTAGGTAGCCTACAAACTCATCCTTGCTTAGGAAGTCCTCAATGTATTTGATACACTCAATATTGCCTTGTCCGTAGTGTGGTGGACTATTTACATTATCAGATTCCATCTTACTTAAGTCCCACTTAGCCATTACTATTTCTCCGTCTAAGATACTGATTTTAAGATGCCAACTAATAACATGAATACGGCAAGTGTTTCAAGTCCAGTCATTATTCTCTCCTTATGTTAAGTCTACGAGTTCACACGTATCACCACTGCAAGCCATTGTTTGACTACCAGCAGTGTTGTCTTCATTCTCATACTCTGAAAGTTCAGACCAGTCAATAGCCTTTGGCATAATAGCTAACAATTCTTCGTAGTCATCTTTAGTACAGTCCTGATAAGGTGCTTGCTGGTAAGTATGGTCTGAGTGAGGTAAGAAAGATACACCTGACATCTCATCAAAGTGCTTGTACACAAATGCACCCACTTCCATCCACTCATGGTCACGAACTGAGATCGTCACGCTAGGCTTATGTTCACACCATGAGCGTTGATACGTTAGCCACATTTCTAGTTGCTCTACGGCTGTCATATCGTTTCTAGTGACTGCTCCTGATGGAGACTTGATAGGGAAGCTAAAGACTGTAGTTGTGTCCCCTTTCATAACACAAGGTTCGTTAGGTACACCCTTATCAATCATAAACTTCGTCAGCGGGTCCTTGTTATCTCCACGCACAGTACGAACATAATAAGGGCTGTGACGAGCATGAATACCACTAGCAGAATCAACAAGTTGGGAGACAGTACCACTTGGTTTAACGCAACTGATAGCAGCAGAAGCAGGGATGTTAAGGCGTTCAGCCCACTCAGCATTCGTAGATATTGCAACATTCTTTAACCCCTCTAGTGTTTTATCAAGACCAGCATTCTGACTGGTAGTTAGTTTGTTGTCCATGATGCCCGTTAGGGATACACCTAGTAATCTCTCCTCTTCTGTATTCTTCTGCCAAATCTTACGCAGGTAGGGAAACTTAGTATAAGTAGATTGGATAGTGCCTAGAATAGTTGCTAGACGTACCTTCCGCTCTAAGTCATCTATAGTGTCTGTGGCTCGTACTACAATCTCTGTCAAGTTACAGAACTGGTTTGGTCGTAAAATTATCTCGCTGCAAGGGTTAGTTCCGAACTCATAGTTAGGATCTCTACGGCCATTCTTAGCTGCTTGTACCTTGCTTGCTTGACGATTAAAGACACCACGTTCACCTGACTTACTTTCCACTAGAGATTGCCACTCCCGCATGAATGTCTCCATGTCAGGCTTTTCTGTGTAGCTCACACTGTTATTGGCTAATGCACGATGGGCTGCTGTTTCCCACCACTGTCCTGACTTAGCATGACGCATCCTATCATCAGATAAGTTAGACAAGCTAATCATAGCACTACGACGAACACCACCAACTACGACAATCTGACCGATAAAACACATAAGGTCATGGCACTCAATAGAAGATAGCTTACGATTCTGAGCAGCCTTGAAGGTAGTTACTGCAAAGTTAAACAACTCTACTAAGGGTGCAGGGCCAGATGCTCTGCCGCCAAAGGTCTTAAGCCTAGCACCAGCAGGGCGTACAGCAGACACATCCCACTTAGGTATCTCACCAGCCCAGAGAAGAGCAAGGACTTGACGAAAGGCTTTAGCCCACCCTTCCTTGCTATCTTTAACTACAACCAATGTGTCGCTCTCAAACAGATCAGGAACCTCTGGTAACTTCTGGATGAACTGACGCTCTACTGAGAAGCCTACACCTGTACCACACAACAAGATAAACATAGCCTCATCAAATGCTTTAGGGTCATCTACTGGTAAGTAGCTACAGTTGTACCCAGCAGTATTGTCACGGGCTAGTGCTGGACCAGCAGTCATCATAGCTCGCATAGAGGGCATAACTTCTAGGTTTAGTATGGCATCCCGTAGTTGATTGACATAGGAATCATTACCAGCTTTAGGGCGTACCACATTATCCATGTAGCGTTCTACTGTATCACCCCAATCCTCACGGCCCTCACCGTCGATATACTTAGCGTAGCGAGACTTAGCAATAAAAGTCTGGTAGTCAGTTGGTAGGTAATTATTCATCTTCAGTCTTCCCTCTCGCTCTCATAGTCTTATCTTCTTTTAGCCAAACCATACG